ACATAACTTCTGCTAAAATCAAAGAGAGAATGGCAGATAGGGAGAAAGAACTCTCAGATTCCAGTATTTCCAAACGCAGACGAGAATTTCTTGAGATGCATCAAGCAAGAGATGTTGACCGACTCGCGAAAAACTTCAGTGAAAGGGCACGGATAAATCGTCAAAGCAGAAGCAATCCAGGTGATCAAATGATGTCACTGCAAAAAAACCCTCCACCTGCCGTTGTTATGAAAGGTGGGGACACTATAGACGCAAGCAGCACCAGTGCTAGTGCAATGGTGCTGCCAGATAGTCCTACGATTGATCCATTTCACCGTGAGGCATATGGATATTAGTCTTCGTTTGCTAGTTTAGCAAAATAAGACATCGTATCTTCATCATCATTACCCATTTCACTCGCAGTCATTGGTTCCTGAACTGATGCAGGCATAGGTGCTGCGACAGGTTCATTCATCATCGACTCTTGAGCAACGGTGGGTGCACCGCTCTGCTCTTCTTCACCGAGAACACGCATCATCTTTGCACGAAGTTCATCGTACGACTTGTAATTCTTCGGGTCGGTAAATTCAGAAAGTGAATGGAGTTTTCCGTAAACACTTTCTAACTTTGTATCGTCACCGTCCATAAGAGCACTCGGAGAAGCAAACTCTGATTTATCATAGTTACGATATCCATCTACATTTCGAATCTTCAGTTTAAAGTCCGCACCTTCCCACATATCAAATGGGTTGACTGGTGTTTCATCTTGAAAAGATGGATTCATCATATCCATGAGTTTATCAAAGATCTTCTTACCGAACTTATAGATCATGACCTGACCCTCATTCTGAGGAGCGGAGGGGTCTGATACAACAAGCACGTTAGTTACATAATGCAATCTTCGCTTTTGCGCTCTTGCTCGTTCCTTGTCGGACTCAATACCTGAGTTCCATAGGCGACTGTTAAGTTCACCCACTGGATCAGGTTGACCGATAGAAGTAAGAGAGTTCTCGATATACCATAGACCAGTTGGACCTTTAAATCCATGATCCCAGTACCGTACCCATGGAAGGTCTTCACCTTCTCCTGCAGGGAGGAAACGCAGTACAGCATAACCGTTACCTGCTTTATCTACTGTTGGTTTCCAGAGACGTTCATCAGCATATGACTTCTTGTCTGCTGACTGACCACCGCCACCTGCTTTTTCTGCTTCTTGTACAAGTTTGGAGATTTGATCGCGATTGCGTTTTAAGTTTTCAAATGACATTGTATTATCCTTATTAACTGAAATGTGAACTGAAATATAATTATATCACACTTTTATGTGATAGTAAAGTTATATATAAGAATCTATTCAAAGAGAGACGAGTCTATCTGATTAGATTTTGGTAGGAAATTTAATTCCATTGCTTCTGCTTCGAGTTTATCTTTCACTGCTGGACTGATAAACTTTCGAACATCTTCTGGTTCAATGGAGTGTTTTTCACAAACTAATAATATTGCTTCCATGTAACCGACACATAATTCAGTGACTGTATTTTCAATCACTTTAGAGAATTTTGTCTTGTTTAAGAACTGTTCTTCTACACTCATTTCTTGAACACCTTTAGTATGATTGTGTCACTGTTGAGTCTACCATTTGGAACAGATGACTTTGTGCTTAGAGTATCCCACTCTTTTGATATTTGAATGGGAGTCTTTGATAAAACAATAGGAATGAAATCATCTGGTTTACGCAACTTCGTTTTACGAGAGTTGACTTTATCAAAGTTCTTGATTGTAGAACCAGAGATTTCAAACCCATTGACATCACCAGTTACATACTCACAGAGTGCTCTTGTTTTCACGTTGAATGTGAATAACCGAACTTGACCAACGACTTGTATAGGTGGCACTGAAACCAACTTGTAGTCTTTGTCTTCTCTTTTGTATTGCACTTTGGAGATTTGTTTGTCTGCCGTTCTTGGACCTTTCACTTTCACACGACGAGTTGCCTTTGCGGCAGACTTTAGTCGATCAAGATCACTTAGCATAGATGTAATCGTCTTGATGCGACTTTTTAGAGTTGGTCTTTTCAAATGAGCATATCCTTCTACTGCATCATCGCAGCGTTTGTGATATGCATCTTCATAATCAAGTAACCAACCTTCAAGAAGATCACGGACTTGTGACGTCGCTGACGCTGGTAGTCCATGTCTCTTGAACTCTGAGTAGATGTCAAGTGTTGCTTCAACACCATTCATCCACTGATCTTCTAGATCAAGCAAGTCCTGCATAATAGTATTGCTGATCTTATTCTGTAGTCTCTCCATTGGAGAGATCGACACTACAGGTTTATCTTCGGTGGGCGTCTTCTGGTCCAGAAGTTCTTTACCTTCCGCCACCAAAGAATTGATGTATCCTTCTAAAGAGTTTTTCCAGTAAACTGCTTTTTCGGATAATTCATATTCCATTGTTAACCAGTATGCTGTTCCAACATAATGGGTAAAATTCCAAAACTTATAATCAGGGCAAGCAAATACAGATTTTGTATCTTGCTTTGAATAGTTTTTTGTGACATATGACTTGAAAATATCCATGCGTGCTTTTTTCTCAACTTCTGTGTGGAAGTATGCAAGCAAGGCATCAATACCTTTTTCATATGGTGCTGCTGCTGCACCTGAACGACGAACTACTGCTTTTTTCTTTTTACGTGCCATGATTATTCTCCTCGATCTCTCATCATACAACTATTGTATCACAGTTTCTACAATAAGTAAAGGAATTTCTTGGTCTCGGTGGAGAGATTCGAACTCCCGACCCTCTGCTCCCAAAGCAGATGCGCTACCAGACTGCGCTACACCGAGGATAACTGTTCTCGCGTTTCTTGTTCTATCTCATCAAGTAAATCATAATAGAACTCCCATTGGGTATCTTGCCAGAAGTCTTGCGCCTCTTCTGTTTTCCAATCACCTTCTTCTTCATCCCACTGACCATCAAGTTCAGGAAACTTATCTTGAGCGTGTTCAACGATAGCATCCCAAGAGATCATTTCATCTTCAATAAACTCGTTGCCTTTCCAAATTTGAATTCCAATAAAGTTAGGAAACTCATCTTCATATGTGGAAATGGTCAAAAAGTCATTACAAACTTCTGCTAATTCATCAATGACCCTTTTGATACCTTCAGACGGACTATCCCACGCAGAAGTAATTTGAAACTGGTCATCATCCATGTCATCAAAGTAGTTCCATTTTGCACCAGTATTATCAATGTTCCAGTCTCGTCTTTCAAGCATCTCATAAGGGGTTTCTTTTGAAACAAACATATCAGAGAACCACAAATAGTCTTGATCTTTACGAACATTTGAATATAGTTTTTGCAACCTTGCCTTTGCTGTTTCGTTAAGACCTTCAAAGCGAACATTCGTTGTAACGTGATTGGGCATTATCCTCTCCTCATTCTTGCAATTTCTTTTGCATCATTTGAGTCTTTACGAATTGGAACCATATTGCTTTTATGCAGTGTACCAATACCTGCTAATTCATTTCCAGTGTACTGGTTAGCAACTTTTTTAAATCCATTACCAACAAAATCGCTCGTAGGAATAGAATCAGAAGTCGAATAATTAGGTAATTTTCCAACGTTTTTAGTAGGTTTTACATAATTATATTTCTTAAGAAGTTTCGCTATCTTTTGCTCTTCAGCAAGTAATGCTGCACTTTTAGTCTTTGTTTTCTTCTTTTGTTGACGCAAGTTTAATGAGGTCATCCCCCGAATCATGTGCATTGTCATAATTTATCCTATGTCCCTTTTCAATCATTTCATCACAACGTTTACTCAAATACATAATCACCATCATTTCTGTTGGTGACATGTGATCGTCTTTAGTATTATCAACTGGCATCTTTTTAAGCATTTTGATTCGTTGAATTTCACCTTGAAACACTCGGTAAGCATTAACACGATCACTTGACATATTAGGCATCATTGTATCACAGTTTCCTTAAGAAGTAAAGATTATTCTGCAGTCATGTCTTTCAACATAGCATTTGATTCTTCCAAAATTTCAATTGTTGAATCAAGTGTCACATTTATAGCATGAAGACTATTTTTAGTATCGATCACCCCTGCGCCAATAAAATACGCAGTGGTGATCATACCGATAATGAACAGCGACTTAATCATTAGTTGCCTCGATGATTGCGATGCGTTCATCAGATTTCAACTCATTGATAGCATCAACCTTTTCATCAAGATCTTTCCATGCTTTAGTCGCTGATAGTTTACTCAATAGCATTTCATCTTTAGCAACACGATTGCGGATAATCTTTGCTGCTTCGGTATCAGTATATTCTAGAAGCACATATGCCCGATACTGAGTTCCATTAGGAACAATGTTTGACTCTTTTAACGAGTAACCAGCAACGTCTGCATCAGCAATCAAATTTGATGTTGCTTGTTCAAATTCATGAGATAGTTTTTGACTGAAATCGTCAGCACCCAACTTAGACTTGAACGTTTTGATTTGACTGCGCAACCGACTATCGATGCGATCAGCAAGAGTAGTTTTAGCAGACAGCACAGCAATGTCAACAGACAACTGCATGTCAGGAGTGATTGCAGTGCCAACAGCATAGACTGCATTATCCTCAGATGGAATATCTGTATACCAATCAGGGATCTGATCAATTTGCTTTTCAACCTGAACCTTCTTGTATGTGTATTCTTCTTTAGACATGAGAGCGTCTGGTGGAACCTTGCTACTGCAAGCACCAAGTGCTAGAATAAATCCTAAACCGATAATCTTTTTCATTGTATAATTCCTGTAGATATGAGGGTGCTCAATATTTTCGCAAATCCATCCCCCTCAGGTTGATGGGTATCGCAATCGAAACCAAAAAGCAATTTGCTCGGACACGTTTTAACATGCACCTCTTTGATTTCAGTTTTGGTTATCACTTCGATAGGTGCAGTTTTACAATGATAATGTTGTGTACCATTTGTAATACCATTCTTATCAACTTCAACGGTGCGGACATATTTACATTCAGTGCCCAGTTCACCAGCGTGACTAGTTCCAATCATTATCCATAGCAATAGTATCGCGCATCTTGTCACCATAATATTTCTCCGCATATTGTGGAGCGTCAGTCCACGCATTAATGTTATTTCCATCATATTTTTCATAAGACTCAGTTTCAGTTTTACGAACACGAGCGTTTCGTGTAACGTTCTTTTGAAACTTCTTTGAATGGCGACGAATAACTGCAAGACGTTGTTTTGTAGTCATCCCTTTTGTGATTGCCATTTTTGCCATTATACAAATTCTCCTTTACGATATGACTGGTAACGATCGTCAAGTTCTTCACAGGTCGTACAACCCTCAAGGACATAACGTGCATATGACTTCGAAGTGTCATCTGCAATACAATCGAAGATAGCAAGATAGTCCATGTAGAACTTATACTGCTCGACAGTATAGATTCCCTGCTGCGCCCAGTGATCTGCATCAGTGGTAATCATACCAATCCAAAGACCAGGATTAAAATCCATTTCTTTTTGGGACTCAGCATTACGTGCTTCGATATAAGCAACCAGTTCCTGACTATTGATCTGATCAGGTGTTGGTGCTAACTCAGCGAACAACTCATGCTGTAAAGTGGGGGTGAAACTCATAATATAAACTCCTCATCTCTCATTTTATACATAGATTATATCACAATTCTTACAAGAAGTAAAGGAAATTCTGCTATGAATTGTAGATTTTTCTTAACATATCTTCGAATTGATCTACTTTAGCGACGCGATTTGGCCAAAGGATATAGTCTTTTTCAGGGTTTTTCTTGAGATTATTTAACAGAGGTGTGACGGCATTATACAATTTATCAAGTTTATCTTGAGTCGTTGTTGCCATTACTTCAACATCACCAACTGTTTTTTGAGCATCCTGAACTGCCTGTAGTTCAGACTCATCTACTGCTGTAAATCCAAAATCAAAATCATCCGACATGTTGTCTCCTCATATGTGCATAGTGAAGGAACGCAGCATAACCAACGAAACACCAAAAGATGCTTCCGTTGATTAAAGACTGCGATATAATCCACGAAAAAGGACAGAGGACTAAAATGTCATAAACTTTTACTGTGGGGGTTTCGTTTGTTTGTAACATACATATTTGTTCCCGATAGGGGTGGTGATAGGCATTGACTTTGCCTCAGGGTTTGGTGCTCGGCACTCAATTTTGGACCAATACCAAAATCCTTCTTTATCCCATTTTATCTTCTCGTCGAAAAAGTCTCGTTCATTGATTCCAATGACCGCTGCCAAAATAAATAATCCTATCATTGTTGTTGCTCCGGAAAGTGATGAGGGGATTACCGTTGTCCCCTCGCGAGTCTATTAAGCGACCAACCTTAAATTCAGCAGAGCAATCGTATAAGTGATTGGTGCATTCTCCTTTGTTGTTTGGACATTCTAGTGAGGGCATCCTGACCCTCCTGCGTCTTAAATTTAAAGTCGTTTGCAGGCATAACCACGTTTCTACTCGTTCGACTATTCTATTTATAAGGTTTCCAGCAATGGAGCAATGAGAGAGAGGAGTTAGAATGCTCTACATTGCTGGAATTCTTTATGTGCGATAATATCGCGACAAATTTCTTTTGTTGCTTTAGCGTATGGACCCATGATGTTATCAAGTTCATAGTGATGAACACCATTAGGGTCTATAAGACAATGCCAAAGTTTACGTGTACGATCATCAGGATCATCGTCATAGTCAACTCTATATTCCCAACCATCGATATCAAACTCATGAAAACCGAATGGTAACATTATGCATCCACCTTTTGAGACTTGATGAATTTGTTTATCAGATCGCTTGATCTATTATGAGAAACTTGAAGATAAACTTCTCTACCAAACTGCTCAAGAACAGCGTTCATAACAATCTCACGGAAAGCAGGTGCGATAGTGTTTTCGATAATATCCCATTTGTCTGAATTGGAAACATACAATGGAAGGTCACGTTTGCGAACACCAAGTACACCAACCTCACGACCACGATTTATAAGACCGTTGTTGAAAATATCATGTACAACGTTTTGTGCTTTACGAAACTTCTCAATCTTTTTATTTGCACGACCTTTGATTTTTCCTTGCATAGGAACAAGTTCGTTTAATTGATCGATGATGTTTTCTAGATCACCACAAGTTCTATCTAACCAAATACCCATTATGCTGCTACCTTTTCTTCAACTGTGAATGATACGACTTTGTCATCTTTCCAGATGCAATCGATAACAGCAGTCACACCGTCAAGTGTATGACGACGAGTTTCCCACTTGTCACCATTTTTCATGGTTGTAGTGATTGTGAAATATTCGATAACTTTTTTCATTTTTGAACTCCTCAGATCAACTCTCATTATACAAATATTATATCACAGTTTCCAGGGATAGTAAAGGAAAATCATGAACTTTCTTGCATTTTCTTGACTTTTTCTTTGAGTTTATTTACCTCATCCGATAATTCTTTTATCCTATTCAAAAGGTAATATTTTTCTTTTACTTCTTCTGCCATTTGGCGTTTCATGATGTTTATGTCTGGATCCATTGTTCGTACAATTCCTCCTGTAACCTATATGCTTCTGCTTCCCAAGGGAGTGCCATATACTCATCAGTCGTTGAAAAAATGTGAAGATACTCCTCACCTTTCCACTTCTTCCGTATTCCTAGATCTTTTAGATCTCCACGTTCATGCTGCCGAACATGAACCATTTCATGAAAAATCGCTGTGATAAAATCTTCCTCGATCAATCCTTTTTGGATTTCAATTT